TCAGCCTCCGCCACAGGCAATCGGGGCGCAGCCTCCGCCACAGGCAATCGGGGCGCAGCCTCCGCCACAGGCAATCGGGGCGCAGCCTCCGCCACAGGCGATCTGGGCGCAGCCTCCGCCACAGGCGATCTGGGCGCAGCCTCCGCCACAGGCGATCGGGGCGCAGCCTCCGCCACAGGGAAAGCCGGTGTGGCGCTCGCGGCCGGCCTCGAATGCAAAGCAATGGGCGCACTCGGCTGCGCGATCTGCTGCGTCGAACGCGGCGAATGGAACGGGAAGACGTATCCGATTGTCGCGGTAAAAGCTGCAATCGTAGATGGCGAAAATATCAGAGCAGATACCTGGTACCAGCTGAAAAACGGCAAATTTGTGGAGGTGGAGTAAATGCTCGATACAATCTCCACTGTGAAGATGAGCCGCGAAGAATGGCTGGAGGAACGCAGAAAGTCCATCGGCGGGAGTGACGCGGCGGCTGTTATCGGAATGAGCCGCTTTGCAAGCCCGTACACGGTATGGATGGATAAGACTGGGCGTCTCCCGGAAAAGGAAGACACAGAGGCTATGCGGATCGGCAGAGATCTCGAAGAGTATGTTGCGAAGCGTTTTGAGGAAGCGTCCGGGAAAAAGGTGCGGCGCTGCAACTACATCATTCGGAACCCCGCGTATCCGTGGGCGCACGCAGATATTGACAGGCGAATTTCCAGCGAAAATGCAGGGCTGGAATGCAAGACAACCTCAACGCTTGACATTCGGCAGTTCAACGGCGTGGAGTTCCCGGAACGCTACTATGCACAGTGTGTGCATTATCTTGCCGTCACCGGCCTTGATCGTTGGTATTTGGCGGTTCTCGTATTCGGGCGCGGATTCTTTACATACACGCTCGAGCGCGATGAGGCGGAAATCTCCGCGCTGATGGAGGCGGAGAAGCTTTTTTGGCGGTGCGTCGAGGAAGACACCCCGCCTGCACCAGACGGTTCGGAGGCGACGACGGACGCGATCAGCACGATTTATGCCGACAGCAGCGGCGAACAGCTTGATTTGTTCGGACGCGAACAGCTGCTGGCTGAGTATATGCAGATCAAACGTCAGGCGGCTGCACTGGCGGAGCGCAGCCGCGAGATCGAAAACACGATCAAGCTCGATATGGGCACGGCAGAGCGGGCCGCCTGCAACGGCTACAACGTTTCTTGGAAGCAGCAAAACCGGCAGACGTTCCAGCCCAAAGCCTTTAAAGAGGCATACCCGGATATCGATTTGGCACCGTTCTATAAAACGGTGCAGGCCCGGCCATTCAAAATTACAGAAATGAAACAGGAGGAAGAATCATGAACAAAATCCAGCAGGCAACCGCGCAGACGGCTATGAAGGCACAGAGCGGCGGAAATCCGACAATGCAGCAGTATATCAAGCAGATGGAGGGCGAGATCAAGAAAGCGCTTCCCTCCGTTATGACGCCGGAGCGGTTCACGCGGATCACGCTTTCTGCACTTTCCACGAATCCGAAGCTGGCGCAGTGTACGCCGCAATCTTTCCTCGGCGCAATGATGACCGCCGCGCAGCTTGGCTTGGAGCCGAACACGCCGCTTGGACAGGCATATTTGATCCCGTACTGGAACGGCAAGCAGAATCGCCTTGAATGCCAGTTCCAGCTTGGCTATAAGGGCATGATCGACCTTGCATACCGCTCCGGCGAGATCCAGACGATCCAGGCGCAAGTCGGACACGCGAACGATACGCTGATTGCCGAGTATGGCACAGAATGCAGCCTGAAATTTATCCCGAAGCTGAACGGAGATCGCGGCGACCCGGTGAACGTTTGGGCGATGTTCAAGACAAAGGACGGCGGCTACGGCTTCGAGATCATGACGCTGGACGATGTTCGCGCCCATGCGCAGAAGTACAGCAAGGCATACGGCTCCGGCCCGTGGCAGACCAACTTTGAAGAGATGGCAAAGAAGACCGTTCTGAAAAAAGTTCTGAAATACGCGCCGATGAAGTCTGAATTTGTTCGGCAGATTGCGCAGGACAGCACGATCAAGACGGAGATCAGCGACGATATGTTCAGCGTTCCTACTGTTGTCGCAGATGCGGAAATGGTAGACAATATGCCTGTTGACCAGACTACAGGTGAGGTCATGGAGGGCAACGCAAATGCTGAATAAAATCGTCCTGATGGGCCGCCTGACCCGTGACCCGGAGCTTCGGCAGACGCAAAGCGGAAATTCTGTTGTATCCTTCACGCTTGCCTGCGACCGCGATTTCGCGGCGCAGGGCGCGGAGAAGGAAACGGACTTCGTGGATATCGTCGCATGGCGCGGCACGGCTGAGTTCGTCAGCAAGTATTTCTCCAAGGGCCGCATGGCCGTGGTGTCTGGCCGTTTGCAGATCCGCAACTGGGAAGATAAGGACGGAAACAAGCGCAAAACGGCAGAGATCGTCGCAGAAAGCGTTTATTTCGGCGACAGCAAGCGGGACGGGCAGAATGCTTCTGCCGCTGCACCGGCCTCTTCGGAGTTCAAGCCGCTACCGAGCACAACGCCGGTTCCGTTCTCTGCGCCGGATATGCCGCAGATGGAGATTGGCGACGACGACCTGCCGTTCTGAGGGCTGACGGATGGGAGATAAAAAGGAATACGTCAAGCTGTGGCTGAGTTACAGGAGCTATTTCGAGGCGTACAGTGCTGCTGAGGTGGGGCGCTTGGTGCTGGCCGCGATGGATTATCGCGAGTCGGGAGCAGAGCCAGAGTTCAGCGGGAGTGAACGTTTCATTTGGCCTGCGATTCGACGGGACATTGACGAATCCGTAGCGGCGCAAAAAGCCGTCTCCGCATCAAGAAGCGAGGCAGGAAAGCAGGGCGGTCGGCCTGAATCCGAAAAAGCAAATGCTTTTGACGAAAGCAACGAAAAGCAAAAAAAGCAAATGCTTTCCGATGAAAGCAAAAAAAGCTATGGACAAAGGAAAAGGACAAAGGAAAAGGACAAGGACATGGACAGTATTCTTTCCCCCCTACCCCCCGCACTGCGCGAATCCGTTGAGAAATGGGTGGCGTACAAGGGCGAACGACGGGAGGAGTATAAGCCTGTCGGCCTGCAAAGCCTTGTTACGCAGATCACAAAGGCTGCGGAGGAATACGGCGAGGAAGCCATGATCGACGTGATAACCCGCTCTATGGCCGCAAATTACAAGGGGATCGTGTTTGACTGGCTGAAAGAGGCCAGCACACGCCCTGCGGCGCTCGGCCGCGCTGCAAAGCCCGGCTACGGCGTGCAGGGACACCACGACGAGCTGAACCCGCTGGAACGCGCAGCTGTGGACAGGGTGATGGGGCCGGTGTCAAAGGGCGCCGCCCGATTGCAGCAAGGCGTACAGCGCCACGGGGACGAACTTGATGCGTTCCAGCTGGAGGCGGTCGAGCGAATGCTTGCGGAAAACAAGGAGGATAAGACATGAGATTTGTTTGCGATTGCTGCAACGATCTGACGAACATCGAGGCAGACCGGATGGAGATCCAGGGCGAGAAGCTGATGGTGTATAGCCGCGGGCGGCTGGCGAAGCTGACGCCGGGGAGGGAGGAAAAACCATGACAGGCAAGGAAATCGCGCAGGCGCTGCATATCTGCGGCGAAGGCCACCCGTGCAGAGACTGCCAGCTATACGGCAAGATCGCTTGCGTTGAGACGTTGTGCAAATACGCGCTCGACCTCATCGAGCGCCTGACCGCCGAGAACGCGGCGCTGCGGGAGAAGGTGCCGCAGTGGATCAGCGTGGAGGAGAAGCTGCCAGCAGATTATATTAAGCGATACCTTATCGCTTTTAAGGACGCAGGCGGAAGCATCGTGGATGCGGCTCGGTATATTCCGGGGCTCGGTTGGGAGTGTCGCAACTGGGAGGTTCCGCAGGGTTTGATTACCGACTGGATGCCGCTGCCGGGAGCACCGGAGAAAGGAGGCAAGGCAGATGCTTGATATTTGCCCGGTATCGCTGGCAGAGGCAAACGCGTTTGTCGCGGAGCACCACCGGCACCACAAGCCAGTGGTGGGGCACAAGTTTTCCATCGGCTGCACCGATGGCGAGAAAATTGTAGGCGTTGCAATCGTCGGCAGACCGGTTTCGCGGTATCTGGATGATGGGTGGACGCTTGAGGTAAATCGCTGCTGCACGGACGGCACGCGGAATGCGTGCAGCATGCTATATGCAGCTGCGTGGAGAGCCGCCCGTGCGATGGGCTATCACAAACTGATTACATATATCCTAGATACAGAGTCGGGGACAAGCCTCAAGGCGGCTGGATGGAAGTGCATCGGACAGGCAGGGGGACTTCGCTGGACGGGCAAGCGCCGCCCGGAGGTAGACCTTTGCCCCGCACAAATGAAAATCCGGTTTGAGCGGGAGGAAGGAGACAAGGCATGAGTAAAGCTGTTTTGATCAGCATCCGCCCGAAGTGGTGCGAGAAGATCATAAGCGGTGAGAAAACGATCGAGGTGCGCAAGACGCGCCCGAAGATGGATACGCCGGTTAAGTGCTATATCTACTGCACAAAACCGGAGGAAAAGCTACTCACCATTATGAAAGACGGCGATGAGAATTATGGAGAGACGTATCACGGCAAGCCGGTTTTCATAAAGACGGAAAAAGCGCCGACCACTGGCTTATGGGATAAGCGGCAAAAGGTTATCGGGGAATTTATCTGTGACGCAATTACCCGCGTGAACATTTGCGGCTTCTGGGACGATAGCGGGAATCAACTCGACAATCGGCTCAAAGAAACTTGCTTGACCTCAGAAGAGTTGTGCGACTACATCGGCGAAAAAGTAGGCTACGGCTGGCATATCTCCGGTCTGAAAATCTACAACACGCCGAAGGAGCTGAGCGAGTTTTCCCCGGTGTGCAGGTATAAAAATGATGATAAATCGTGTCCATCGCGCAGGGTTGCTTGCTCGTATCAAAAATATGACTGCAACCCTGACGGGAGCATCAATCTTGTTGAGTGTGGGAGGACGCTTGAACGCCCGCCGCAGAGCTGGCGGTATGTGGAGGAAGAGCTATGGAACGACTGACTGAATGGAACGAATCATCGTATAAACACGCCTATTATCCGCGCTGCTTTAAAGAACCGTGCTACGGCAGCGGGTGCAAAATCGAGGATTGCCCGTTTGAAATAGCGGTATGTGAGCGACTCGCAGCCTACGAGGATACGGGGCTGACGCCAAAAGAGGTAACTGCGCTAGGAGAACTGTTCGATTACGCGCTGAAAGAATCAAAAACGCTGACTGAGCAGCTTACATTGCTCCATCACATCCGCGAGCTTGCCGAGGCCGACAAGGACGGAAGAGTTATTGTTCTACCTGCCAAAAAAGGAGATACACTGTATGCCGTGACTAGGTTTGGAGTTGAAAAACGAGTTGTAAAAGAAATTGCAGCGCCATTTTTCTACAATACTTACGAAAGTAGTGATAGGGCAGCGCTCTCAACCGATATTAGAAATTTTGGTAAGACCGTTTTCCTCACCCACGAAGAAGCCGAGAAGGCTTTGCGGGAAATGGAGGGCAAGAAGGATGGCTAAGCACATAACCAAAGCGCAGTTGAGACAACTCTATCAAGCTCAGCTCTTCGATAACGACGAATATCTGAGACTTTTAAAAGAGTTTGCAGGGATAGAATCCCGGCCGACCACGGAGTACAACCACTACGACGAAAATGGCGAGTTTATTGGTAGCAGCGTGGACACCGATCTTTCTGACCTGCTGGACGAGGCTGGCGTGGAGGTGCGGGACGATGGGCCAACATAAACACAACCCGGTCGCCATTGCGGCGGCAAAAGGCGAGCTGCTGTCGAAGCTGTATCGGTAGTGCGTTGCCAAGATTGCGAGAATTTCAGTCGGAATGAAGAAAATGACCCGTACTGCGCAGATCGGAGAGGGCTTTCAGACCCGGAGCCTGACGGGTATTGCAGCTACGGAGAACGGAGGGAAGAATAAAGGATGAGCCTAATAGACGCTGCCAGATACACCACAATGATTATGGCGCAGAATCCAGACTGGTGCGCCAAAAGAATGGAAAACTTCGAGAAGTACATCACGGAAAATAGTGCTGGTGCTGCCGAGGTGTGTAATGAAAGGAAAGACAACTCCGCGATGGTGATTCTCAAGGATGAGGAGGGCAAGAAGGATGGCAACGAAACGAGTATGTGACCGCTGCGGGGCGGAGATAAACCCCACAAGCTCTGCGACGTATGTAAACGTACGAAGCGCGTTCCATGAGGAATCACCTGATATTGAGCTTTGCTGCTCCTGCGCGATGCAAATCAAAGAATGGCTTAAGCCGCGTGTAGAGGAGGGCAAGTCATGACCAGAAAACGCGCAAGAAAGATCCTCATGTCCATCGGAACGAGCCGGAACCATGCAAACTGGGGGCTGACGGCAAAGCCGCGCTGGAAGACAAACGCCGGTAACGCTAACGGTTTTCTCATCTGCGACATCAGCGATATGGAGATTGCACCGGACGATTTTTGCAGTAGAGGCGTGACCGAATGAGCGGGCTGCGGTTTGCTCGTGGAAGCGCGAAAGGAGGAGAGCTGATGCAGGATTGCTGCTTGACTTGCAAAAATCTGGAATACAGAAAGAACTACGTTTATCCGTACCGGTGCTTGAAGCACAAGGCCGAACGGTTCTCGGAGAAGGAATTGGAACGGATGTACTTTTCCGGAGAGGAGTGCAAAGACTTTGAACAAAGGAGATGGCCAGATGGGCACAATTCTGGCGATTGATCCCGGCAATACGCAATCCGGCTATGTGGTGGTCGAGCACGACGGCGAAGAAATTCGCCGCGTGCTGGAGGCCGGGAAGATCGAGAACCCGGCAGTGACTGATATGCTGGATCGGAAGCTTTATGCGAACTGCATAGACGTTGCAATCGAGATGATCGCGGGCATGGGCATGACGGTCGGACAAGAGGTGTTCGACACCTGCGTCTGGATCGGGCGATTCTGGGAAATCGCGTTGAGGTCGGGCGGATATGAGCCGAAGAGGATCTACCGCCGGGAAGAAAAGCTGGATCTGTGCGGCTCGCTATCTGCCAAAGATGCAAACATCCGGCAGGCCCTCGTTGATCGCTACGCGCCCGGCCAGCCGAATTTCGGAAAGGGCACGAAGAAAGACCCCGGCTTCTTCTACGGCTTCTCTGCGGATATGTGGGCTGCGATGGCGGTAGCTGTGACGTATTTCGATAAGTACATCAAGGGGGTAAAGCTATGAGCAAGACGCAGCGAAAGCCGCCAAGACCGCCGATGCAGCTGACGTGCGATGCCTGCGGGAAAACGTTTATGCGGGCTCCATCGAAGTACAAGGCAAAATACAATTTTTGCAGCGAGGCGTGCGCCTGGACGGCACATAGAGAAGCTGTGATGGGTCGGGCGGAGCGCGTGCGGATCCTGATCACGTGCTCGATCCCGGTATACCCGGAAATGCGGTCTGTCTGCGGGCGGGTGTATCCCGCCGAGAAGTACAAGTACGCGACAAATCGGGCTGGCTACGTCGTTGCGGTAAACGGCAAGCGCGTATGTGTGAGGGTGGACGAATGCAGGGAAATCTAGGGCTTACACCGGTGCAGGCTCCGTGTAAGGGCTGCGCGGACAGGCACACCGGCTGTCACATGGACTGCACCCGATACATAGCATTCCGCCGGGAGGCGGACAGATACAAGCAGGAGCAATCAAAGGACGCAGCGAGATATGCAACAACACGGGGCTGTATGCGGACGCTGCACGATGCGAACCGCGCAAAGCGCGAAGGGAGGCAACATTACTGATGAGCGGGATCACAGAGCAGGAATATGCGGCGTGGCTGGAAAAGGCGTTGCAAGCGCTCTATAAATCCAAGCCGCTTGCAATCGCGATTGTGGCAAAAACGGAAGCGGGCAATACGCTTACGGGCTACTACAATGCGAACGCACAGGACAAGGCCATGTTTGCCCACCACATCCAAAGCGAGATCGTGCTGGACATTATCAAGGCAAATGCCGCGGAAATCAAGGCCATGATGGAGGGCGTAGACGATGGAACAGATTAAGGGGGCAAAGTACGACGATGAAGACGCGGGAGTTTTCAAATGAGCACGCCGCGATACGGCTGGTGGGCCTATGCAAAATGGATGATCCGCAGCTATAAGGGCGGCGGGCTGATGACGAAGGCCGAGCGCGCTGCCGTTGCGGATGCAATCGCGGAGACGGAACAGCTCGTTGACGGCGCGGAGCGACTCCGGCTCATAGACTTGGTTCTTTGGAAGCGGACGCACACCTTACAGGGCGCTGCGATGGCGGTTTATGTGTCCGAACGCACTGCGCAGGAGTGGCACAGGCAATTTATTCGCCTTGTTGGGCAAAAAAGAGGGCTTTTATGAAAAAGTCTGCGTCCCAGAGCCAAATTTAACATTTACTATAAGGGCGTAGAGATCAACTCTACGCCCTTCTTCATCGGCACCGCAGCGTTCTGCGGAAACCTCCTCCTCCTGTTCTCGTGTTCTCCGGTGTGAATAAATATATTTATTCACACACGGAGACACGAGAACGAAAGAATGAGGTGGCTGGCCGGTGATCGGGCTTGATGGGGAGGACAACATGGAGGTAAAAAACAGAAAGCTTTCCAGCATTACTGCATACGGGAAAAATGCGAAAAAGCATGACAAGACGCAAATCAACAACGTTGCGGAGAGCATCAAGCAGTACGGCTTTGTACAGCCAATTGTGATTGACCGTGACGGTGTGATTGTAATCGGCCACTGCCGCGCTATGGCGGCGAAGAAGCTGGGCATGGAAGAAGTGCCGTGCGTCTGTGTGGACGATCTGACGCCGGAGCAGGTGAACGCCCTGCGGCTCGTGGACAACAAGAGCAACGAGAGCGACTGGGACTTTGACCTCCTGGCTGATGAGCTGCCCGGTCTCGACCTGTCGGCGTTTGATTTCGACTGGGGGATTGAAAACGAGGATGAGTATGGCACTGATTTTTCCTTGCCGGATGGGGACAAATCGGAAATCTGCCAAATGACATTTACGCTCCACGAACAGCAAAAAGAACTAATCGAATATGCTATGACGTGCGTTGAAGATGAAATAACAGAAACGTTTGGCAACGCCAATAAAAACGGGAACGCATTGTATGAGGTGATACGGCAATGGGCAGCGCAAAAGACCTGATTGTAAAAGTTATTCCAAGCAAGGTTGCCGTTCCGTTTGTGAAAACGCACCATTACAGCGGCAAGGTTGTGAATAACAGCAATTTGCATTTCGGCGTGTTTTACGAAGGCAGACTTCACGGCGTCATGTCCTTTGGCCCGTCTTTGGATAAGTCTAAAATCCAAGGGCTTGTTGATGGAACCGGGTGGAACGAATTCATCGAATTGAACCGCATGGCGTTTGACGATGTTCTCCCACGCAATAGCGAAAGCCGCGCGATTTCGATTGCAATGAAACTAATCCGCAAAAACGCGCCGCAAATCAAATGGGTTATTTCGTTTGCGGATGGGTGTTCTTGCGGTGACGGAACGATTTACCGAGCAAGTGGTTTTGTTTTGACGGCAATCAAACCGAACGGAAACCTTGTACAACTTCCGAACGGCGAAAAAATACACAAAATGACACTTGAGAGCAATCCCACATCTCCGCGAAAGGAACTTAACGGAAAAAGCTATTACGATATAACCGGCGGCAACTTCAATTTCAAAAAATATGTGGCCTATGTCGGCGGCGAGATTTTGACCGGGTACCAACTCCGATATATCTATTTTATTGACCAAACATATAGAGACCGGCTTACCGTTCCCATCATCCCATTCTCCAAAATTGATGAAATGGGAGCGGGGATGTATAAAGGCGAAAAGGTAACACAAGCAGAAAGGCACCAGTGACACGGCAATATGCGGCGGTAGTTTAACGGTAAAACATTCCACATCCTGCGGAAAGATGGCGGTTCAACTCCGACCTCGCTGCTCCAAAATGCCGTGTTATGGTTCCAAAGAAAGGAGGGCGCGTATGGCAAGGCCAAGAAAGGAAATAGATCAAAAACAGTTTGAGAACCTATGCGGCCTGCAATGCACGCTTGAGGAAATCTGCGGTTGGTTTGGTGTGACTGATAAAACACTGGATAGTTGGTGTAAACGCACCTATCATGCCAGTTTTTCCGAGGTATTTAAGCAAAAGCGAGGAGCGGGGAAAATTTCACTGCGCCGGAGCCAGTGGCGGCTGGCTGAAAACAATGCGACAATGGCAATCTGGCTTGGGAAGCAGTACCTCGGCCAGACAGACAAGCCGGAAGAATCCATTGACGCGGAGGATACGGACGCTTATCTCAAAGAAGCGGGGATTGAATGAAAACCAGGACCATCAACCCCGTGTTTGGGGAAAAACACAAGGCGTACATACAGCGCGCAATGCGCTGCACGATCTCGGTCGCAGAGGGAGCCGTTCGAGCGGGCAAGACCATCGACAACATAGCTGCCTTTGCTGCGCTGATAGAAAAGGGCACGCCGGACAGAATACACCTTGCGACAGGCTCCACGGCGGCCAACGCGAAGTTGAACATCGGAGACGCGAATGGATTCGGACTCGAGTATATTTTCCGCGGACGCTGCCGCTGGACGAAGTACAAAGGCAACGAGGCGCTTGTGATAAAATCTCACAGGCGCGACTATGTGGTGATCTTCGCGGGCGGGGCAAAAGCGGACAGTTTCAAGAAAATACGCGGCAACTCATACGGAATGTGGATTGCAACCGAGATCAACCTTCACCATGAGGATACGATCAAGGAGGCGTTCAACCGACAGCTTGCCGCAAAACTTCGACGTGTTTTTTGGGATTTAAACCCTTCGTCGCCTGGACACTGGATTTACCAGAATTACATAGACCGATTCCCGGAACAATTTGGAGCGCGGTATAATTACCGGCACTTTACTATCCGAGACAATGCAACGATTACAGCCCAAAGGCTTGCGGAAATCGAAAGCCAGTATGATATAAAAAGCATCTGGTATCGACGGGATATCCTTGGTGAGCGCTGCATTGCGGAAGGGCTTGTGTATCCGATGTTTGGCGATTCCTGCATCGTGCAGGACATACCGGACACCGGCGATTATTACATTTCCATTGACTACGGCACGCACAATCCGTTTTCGGCTGGCTTGTGGTGCGTGACGAAAACGGAAGCGGTGCGAATCGGAGAGTATTATTACTGCGGGCGAGAAGAACGGAAAGAAAAAACGCCGGAAGAGTATTATTCAGAGGTCAAGCGCCTCGCAGGCGGGAGGGATATAAAATGCCTAATTGTAGACCCGTCGGCGGACGCTTTTATTGCCACCGTAAAGAAGCACCATGAGTTCAAAGTTCGTGGGGCTGTGAATGATGTATTGCCCGGCATACAGACAACGGCTGAGATGATTGCGTCTGGGAAGCTCAAAATCCATGAGAGCTGCGAGGACGCCATCCGCGAATTTGGGCTTTACAGGTGGGACGAAAAAGCAGAATCTGACCGCGTCGTGAAGGAAAACGACCACGCTATGGACGAAATCAGGTACATGGTGATGACGGTCTTGAAAAAGCACTTCAAAGAACACAGATTTGTGCCGGAGCTGGCGCGGTGAGGCAAAAGATGAAAACATATCAGGATTTTTTAGAGGTTGCGGAAAAGTCTGACCGGGAACGGATGGAATTTGTTCTGTCCGCGATAAATAATCACAAAGACTCGGATTTATACAAACAGGCGGTTATTGCGAAGGAGTATGACGCGCACAGGAATGTGACGATTGCTAATTTTCAAAAGCTGCTTTATACACTCAACGGGAAAGTCATTCCGGACAACTACAGTCCGAACTATAAGCTTCGGAGCAATTTCTTTGCAAATTTCATCACGCAGGAAACGCAGTATCTGCTCGGGAACGGCGTGACGCTGAAAGAAGCCGCGAACAAAGAAAAACTCGGCGCATCGTTCGACGTTCGGCTGCAGGACGCAGCGCATGCGGCCCTTGTTGGAGGCGTATCGTATGGCTTCTGGAACCTTGATCATCTTGAGGTTTTCGACGTAACAGAGTTCGTTCCGATTCTCGATGAGGAAAACGGTGCGTTGCGCTCCGGGATTAGATTCTGGCAGGTATCCGATACGAAGCCGCTTCGCGCAACACTCTACGAGCCGGACGGCTTTACACAGTTCATCCGCAGAAGCGGAAAAAACATGGAGATCCTAGAGGCAAAGCGCGGATATGTATCTGTCGAGGCAAGTTCCGAAGCGGACGGTACGGAGATCCTTGCATATCAAAACTATCCCGGCTTCCCGATTATTCCGCTCTACGGCAACCGCGCAAGGCAGTCAGAGCTTGTCGGCCAACGCGAGGCGATAGACTGCTACGATCTCATTAAGTCAGGCTTTGCGAATACAGTTGATGAGGCGTCGATCATTTATTGGACGATCTCAAACGCCGGTGGCATGGACGAGATCGATATGGCACGGTTCAAAGAGTCCATGCGGCGGATCGGCGTTGGGCTCGTGGACGACGACGGCGCGAAGGCAGAGGCTCATACGCTCACAATCCCAGTTGAAGCTCGGGAAGCGCTTCTTTCCAGAATCAGCGACGATCTTTACCGTGACGCGCAAATGCTTGATGTGGCAAAAGTGCAGGCGGGGCAGAAGACGGCGACGGAGATCATGGCGGCGTATCAGCCGATGGATAACAAGGTGGATCAATTTGAATACTGCGTGATCGAGTTCCTGCAGGCGTTGTTTAAGATCGTTGGTATTGATGACGAGCCATCCTTTATGCGATCCAAAATAACAAATCAGTTAGAACAGACGCAGATGGTGCTGCTTGCCGCGAGCTACCTTGACGACGAAACGATTCTGAGCAAGCTGCCGTGGCTTACGCAGGAGGAAATCGCAAACATTTTGAAGAGGAAAAGCGCGGAAGAATTAGAGCGATATTCCACGAAAGATATGGAGGAATAGACGTATGAGCAGCATGGTACAGGGCGATGCGTACAGTCTGGCCGTCACGGTCAAGAACAACGGGCAGGCTGTCGAGATCGACGATATTGAGAAGATCGAAATGACGCTTCTGTATTTGCAGAAGTATTACCCAGGCCAGATCACATACGCGGACGGGAAATTCTATTTCCCGCTGGCGCAGGAAGAAACATTCCGCCTGCCGAAGGTCTGCCCGATGCAGATTCGCGTGAAATTCAAAAGCGGTGACGTGCTCGGCTCCGAGAAAAAGCAGATCGACGTATCTGCCGCGCTTTCAAAGGCGGTGTTGTGATGGGCGGCATTGAATTTGAACTCAAGAACCGCGATCCGGTTGACGTTTCCTTTAACGTTTCCGTGCGTGCTGGCGGCGGCTCCGGCGGCGGCAACTACAACCTGCAGGCCAAATCCGTCACGCCGACGAAGGAGCAGCAGTCCGTCACACCAGATCAGGGCTATTACGGCCTGTCCGGCGTGACCGTCGGCGCGATCCCGGAAAACTATCAGGACGTCTCCGCGACGACCGCCGCGCCTGCCGACGTGCTGGCGAATAAAGTCTTTATCGATGCAGACGGCGTAACGCAGGCAGGCACCATGCCGGACAACGGCGCGGTGGAGAAAGTGCTGGACGCGACGACCGGCAATCAGGAGTACACTGTCCCCGCCGGTAAGCACTCCGGCACGGGCAAGGTATCCGTCGTGCTGGAAACCAAGTCCGCCACGCCTGCCGAGGCCGCGCAGGACATCACGCCCACCAAGGGCAAAGTCCTCGGCAAGGTCACGGTCGGCGCGATCCCGGACAAATACAAGGACGTTTCCGGCGTGACTGCCGGAGCTGCTGACGTGCTGGACGGCAAGTTTATCGTGCTGGCCGACGGCAGCAAGGTTGAGGGCACCATGGCCAACAACGGCGCGATCTCGAAGACCATCGACGGCCTCACGCAGACCAGCGCCGATATCCCGGCGGGATACACCTCCGGCGGCACCGTCAGCCTGACGGACGACATCGAAAACGCTCTCGCTGCGATTTAAAGGAGGAACAGACATGAGCGTACAGACAGAGATTGACCGCATTATCACGGCAGTCGGCGCGGCGTATGACGCAGTGGAGGCCAAAGGCGGCACAGCCCCTGCGGCACAGACCATCGAAGGGCTTGCAGGCGCGATCAGCGGCATAAAATCCGCACCGACTACGCCGTATATGGAAGCGGAGTATGGTGTGGGGGAGGATACAGACGGCAACACGGCCCACTATATCAAGCGCGCAAAACTCTACAATCACACGGCAATCTATGCGTATGAGTTCGCAGGGCAGAACCAACTAAAAAACCTTGACTGTAGTGATGCTTCAAATAATATCACGGCAATAGAAGCAATGGCGTTTAATCAGGCACAGGTGAATGGGCTGGTTCTGCCAAATACGATCAGCGTGTTAGGGAATGGATGTTTTAATTCTGCATACATCACAACGCTAACAGTTCCGCCACTTGTGACAGTGCTTCCAAACAATGCGTTTTTTATTATTCAACCACTCTACAATAATGAAACGGGGGAAGAACTTCCAATCAACATCATCCTGCCACAAAATCTCACAAAAATAGGAATCTCTTGCTTTGACGGTGCACCGATTAAGCAAATCGCTATACCGGATACGGTAACAGAAATCGGGGACGGTGCTTTTAACTACTGTGAGCAACTGGCATCGATTGCACTGCCATCAGGTCTACAAAAAATCTCAAGCAGAATGCTCGCCGATTGCAGGAGTCTGACATCCATTACAATTCCGGCATCCGTAACTGAAATCGCTAGTCAAGCTTTTGCAAGATCCGGGCTTACATCCATCACAATTCCATCAACGGTAACGACACTTGGCATTAGTGCATTTAATAACTGTGCATCGTTGGCACATATAGATATACAGGCACATGTAATAGAGATTCCGGAGGGTTTCGCAGAAGAAAGCGGCAGAACGTCAGTGACGCTGCCGGATACAGTAGAAACGATCGGCAGAAGCGCGTTTATCTCGTCCCGCGCCAACCTCACGGAGATCACTATCCCCGCCTCCGTCACGTCGATCGGAGATTATGCGTTCGCGCAAAATGAAGCCATAATGACAGTCACATGTCTGGCCGTAACCCCGCCAGTGCTCGGCCGCAATGCGCTTTTCAGTCTGACCATCAAAGTCCCGGCTGCATCGGTCGCGGCGTATAAAGCTGCCGACGGATGGAAGGATTATTCGAGTTACATCGTTGCGATGTGAACGCTGAAAACCGGAAAAGGGAGAACACCATGGAAACCAAGACCATCATCGTCACCCTCGTCTGCGCCGTGCTCGGCGGGGCGGATAGAAGTGTATGAGCACAAGCAACACCGCCGGGCAGAAAATGACCGACGCAGAGCTCGCAAAGCTTGAAAAGCGGATTGCTGCGATATACAGGGAAGCGTATAACGATCTGACGGATACGATCAGGGATTACTTCGGTAAATTTGCAGCGCGTGACGCGGTGGAAAAGGCGCGGCTGGACGCTGGGGAGATCTCGGAGGATCAATACAAGATGTGGCGGCTTGCGCAGATCGGGCGTGGAAGGCGCTTTGAGGCGCTACGGGATAAGGTCGCAGAGCGCATGACAAATGCAAACGCAACCGCAATCGCCTATATCAACGACGCAACGCCGGGGATTTACAGCCTGAACAGGAACCTAGCAGCCTATATGATCGAGCAGGTGGCGGGGGACGTTGGATTCGATCTCTGGGATGAGCGGGTTGTGAAGCGCCTGATTGCCGAGCAGCCGGGCCTTATGCCGTCCTACCCGGAGAAGCGAGCACTCAAACGTGGGATTGATCTTGCATACGGGAAAAAGCAGATCACGGCCAGTGTCACCAGCTCCATCTTGCAGGGCCGGAGCATCAAAGGCATGGCGGATGATCTGCAAAGCCGCATTACCACCATGAACCGCGACAGCGCCATCCGGACGGCCCGCACAGCCGTCACCGGCGCACAGAACGCCGGGCGGCTGGATTCCTATTATGCTGCCGAGAAAATGGGAATCAAGTGCAGAAAACAATGGATGGCGACGCTCGACGGAAGAACCCGCCACTCCCACGCCATGCTCGACGGCGAGATCGTGGACAACGACAAAAAGTTCTCCAACGGCTGCCGCTACCCAGGTGACCCGAACGGCCCACCGTCCGAAATCTATAACTGCCGCTGCACGCTGGTATCCGAGGTCGAAGGAATCGACACCTCCGGAGGAAAGCGCCGCGCCAGGAACCAGGCGACCGGACGGAATGAGCTGATCGAGAACATGAGCTATGCCGAATGGGCAGGGTGGAAAAAGAAAAATGGACGTTAAATTTATCGACAACTCAGAGGAAATCAAGGACAATATGAAAAACGTGCTGCTTCGTGCGCTTGAAAAGATCGGCATGACGGCGGAAAAGTACGCGAAGCGGCTATGCCCGGTTGATACCGGAAACCTACGCAACAGCATCACGCACCGCGTAGACCAGGAAGAACCGGCGGTATATGTCGGAAGTGATTCTGAATATGCTGCCTATGTGGAGCTCGGGACGGGCAAGCATTATCCGGGCGGGAGACCTACGCCGTGGGCGTATCAGGACGCAAAGGGCAACTGGCACTGGACGGCGGGAAATAAAGCACAGCCGTATTTGAAGCCAGCGGCGGCGAACTATGCGGCGCAGTACCGGCAAATTGTCGAAGATGAGATGAAAAACGGATAAAGATTGCGTCCCAGAGCCATAAATATACGGTATAAGTGTGGTAACAGCAAAGAAATGACTGTTGCCACATTTTTTGTTCTGTCGCGGCAAAGCACCGCCGACAAGGGAAAGGAAGATAGAACATGGCACTGACGCGCAAGCTCCTGAAGGGCATGGGGCTGACAGAAGAGCAGATGGATACGATCATTGAGGCGCACACCGATACCGTAGACGGGCTAAAAAGCGACCTTGCACGGTATAAGGCAGACGCCGAAAAGCTCCCCGGAGTGCAGGCGGAGCTTGAAAACCTGAAAGCCAAAGGCGACGATGGCTGGAAGGATAAGCACGACAAGGTCAAAAAGGAATTTGACGACTACAAAAGAGAGCAGATGCAGAAGGAAACCAAGAGCGCGAAAGAATCCGCGTATCGGGAACTTTTGAAGTCTGCGGGTATCAGCGAAAAACGAATTGATTCGGTTTTGAAGGTCACCGATCTGACCAGCGTTGAACTGGAAGACGGCAAGATCAAGAACGCCGACGAGCTGCGCAAATCCATCAAGGAAGAGTGGGCGGACTTCGTTGTTACCACCAAGCAGAAGGGCGCGGACACCAAAGATCCGCCCGCAAACAACGGCGGCGCTATGAGCCGGGACGACATCTTCAAAATCAGGGACGCGTCTGAACGGCAGGCAGCAATCGCCGCCAACCTTAATTTGTTCGGAAAGGAAGAATAAACATGGGAGCAAAGACCAATCTGACGATGACGAGCGACGTTCAGGTAACCGCTCGTGAAATCGATTTTGTAACCCGCTTTGCGCGGAACTGGCAGCACCTGCGCGACATTCTCGGCATTATGCGCCCCATCAAAAAGCAGCCGGGCACCGTCCTGAAATCCAAGACCGCAAGCGTGACGCTCGCGCAGAGCGTCGGCGAGGGTGAAGAGATTCCCTACTCCAAAGCGACTGTCATTGAAAAGGACTACGCCAACATCAACGTCGAGAAGTACGCAAAGGCTGTTTCCATCGAGGCGATCAAGGAATACGGCTATGACGTTGCCGTCGCCCTGACCGACGAGGCGTTCCTGTATGAGCTGCAGACCAATGTCACCAATCGGTTCTACGATTATCTGAATACCGGCCTGCTGACCGTCAGCGAAACCAACTGGCAGCGCGCGCTTGCAATGGCGAAGGGCGCTGTTATCAACAAGTTCAAGCAGATGCACCGCACCGCGACCAACGTTGTTGGCTTCGTGAACGTGATGGATCTGTACGATTACCTCGGCGGCGCCGATATCACCATCCAGACTGAATTCGGCTTCCAGTACATCAAGAACTTCATGGGCTATAGCACCGTGTTCCTGCTGTCTGACGATGAGATCAAACGCGGTCGTGTTATTGCGACTCCGGTCGAGAACATTGTCCTGTACTACATTGACCCAGCTGACAGCGATTTCGCCCGTGCCGGTCTCGACTACAGAACCGACGGAGAAACCAACCTTGTCGGTTTCCATGTGCAGGGCAACTACTCCACTGCGGTCTCCGAGTCCTTTGCGATCATGGGCATGACCCTGTTCGCGGAGTATCAGGACGGCATTGCCGTTGCTGACATTGACGAGACCCCGACGCTCGGCACGCTGACGGTTACCTCTGCGGCGGGCACGGCGACAGGTGACACGAAGATCACGGTAACGCCCGCGAAGGAAGCAAGCGGCAACGTCTACAAGTACAAGGTAGGCGATTCGGCTGAGACTGTCACCTACGGCCAGAACGTCAGAACGTGGCCGACGTGGGACGGCAAGTCCGATGTCACGGCAGCGACGGGCAAGAAGATCACAGTCGTTGAGGCTGACGCGACTTACAAAGCGCAGAAGGCTGGCAACGCAACGGTAACGGCAAAGTAAGGAGGCGGCAGCGCAATGCTAACCGAATTGTGCGGGGTTCTGCGGAACTGGTTTGAAACGGATCGGATCAGCGGAACGTACACAGTAGAAAACGGCAGCATTGCGCTGCCGTTCCTGCAAGAAGGGCAATTCTTCCGGATTGTAGGTTCCGTTTTTAATGACGGTGTGCACCAATACCCGGATTACGGGATGGCCGACGAGACCTTTGATGGCTCTGTCTGGCCGATGGCCGTCCCGTCCGCTGTCCTCGCCCTCGAAGCTGAGATCAGAGCATGGCAGGAGAAAAACGGGGACGCGGCAGCAAGCCCGTTTACCTCGGAAAGCTTCGGAGGCTATAGCTACTCGAAGGGATCGAGCGGAAGTGCCTCCGCGAATGGGGCTGTGACATGGCAGACGACGTTCAAATCGCGCATGAACCAGTGGAGGAAGATCTGATATGAGTTTACTTGATGATTTTGCCCGCCCGTGCGTGCTGCTCGAAAAAAGCCGGACGCCGGACGGAGCGGGCGGTTACGTCACGATATGGACGGACGGGGCGGAATTCGCAAATTACCAGATGCTCGATACGTCCATGGAGGCTCGCAGAGCGGAGAAGGAGGGCGTGACAAGCGTTTACTCGGTGCTTGTGCAAAAAGCCGTACCAATCGATTATAACGACTTCTTCCGCGACAAGACGACCGGCGAGACGTACCGCGTCACGTCCGAGCCAAAGGACAAGCAAACACCGAAGTCCGCAAGCTTCGATCTGAAATACTTCACTGCAGAAAAGAAAGCGCTGCCAACATGACGAAAGACAAAGCATTGCATGCGTGGTTCTCGCAATTTCTCACGGCATACCCCACATCAAGTGTCCCGGACGATGCCGTTTTTCCGTGGCTGACCTATGAGCTGATTACTGGCGCGTGGGACAGCGGGGAAATCGGCCTGACGGTGAATCTCTGGTACTACACAACGCAGGAAGCAGAACCAAACGCGAAAGCGCAGGAAATCTCGGACGCTATCGGCTTGGGCGGCGTGTTTGTGCCGTGTGACGACGGCGCAATCTGGATCAAGCGCGGATCTCCGTGGTGCCAGAACGTCCGGGACGATTCTGATGCAAATATCAAGCGGCGGTATTTGAACGTCACAATCGAATACATTACCGCGAACTGAAAGGACTGATTTCATGGCGAAATTTACAAAAATTCCGGCGGATACGTTTAAGCAGCTGCAAATCAATGCTGGCGTTATTTTGAGCGAATTTACGCCTGCAACCGGAACGTTTGAACCGGAGAACCAGATCGGCGCAACTACCGGAGGCATTACATTTTCCGCGACACCGACGTATTCTGACTACGGCTCGGATGTGGACAACTGCCCAAAGAACACAATGGAAATGAAGCGGATGGACGATGTCGAAGTGAAACTTTCCGGTACATATGTAACGGCTACGACTACCTCCGCGAAATCTCTTATGGCGGCGGCTGACATCGACGGCACAGATACGACGAAGGTTGTTCCTCGGCGCGATCTTTCGCCGACTGACTTTGCGGACATCTGGCTTGTGGGTGATTATTCCGATAAGAACGGTGCGACAAACGGTGGTTTCATTGCTATTCGTCTTATGAACGCGCTATCGACCGGCGGATTCCAGCTGAAAACCGCCGACAAGGGCAAGGGACAGATGGCGTTTGAGTACACGGCGCACTATTCGATGTCGAAGCAGGACGTTGTGCCGTATGAGGTTTATATCAAAGCCGGTACGGCCGAAACGTAAGGAGAAGAAAGTATGAAATTTTCGGAACTTAGCACGGATAGGGCAGCTGATGTTCTTTGCGAGGTCAGCGTGTACGCGCTCAATATTCTGACGGATGATGAGCTGCGGGAGAGTCTGAAAGCACAGATCGACGCGGAGAAGCCACAGACGGCGGGAGAACGGTACGCGATCGGTGCGCAGAAGATCGGTCAGTGGATTCCCCTGATTCTGAAAAAGCACCGGGAAGATACGCTTGGTATTCTGGCTGCGGTCAACGAAACGACTGTTGAGGCGGTCAAAAAGCAGAGCGTCCTAAAAACCATGTGGCAGATTCAGGAGATCGTCAAGGATAAGGATATGCAGAATTTTTTCAAATCGTGCGCGTCGGAGGCGAAAGCGTAACGCTTGCGCTTCTGGCGGCTCCAAAGATAAGCGCGGGAGGGCTGATTCGCCTTTTGCCGATTTTGGTAAAGCGGCAGCAGGAAGAATCAGCCTTCCGTATTTATACGGCGGAGTGTTTGCGCACAATGACGGAAAACACAGCGAAATTCGCGGGCGGCAGCTTTGTGCAGGCAAAATATTCCGATCTGATAGACCCGAAGCCGCAGGACAACCGAACCTGCGAAGAGATCACCGCCGAGGTTGTTAAGCGGTGCGGATTGGTGGTGAAGCATGAATCTATTTGAACTTTTTGTAAAAATCGGCGCGGACACGTCTGAAGCGGACAAGGGCATCGACGAAACCGGGAAGAAAACATCCGGCCTCGGCGAGAAGATTAAAAACGGCCTTGCCACTGTCGGCAAGGCTGCGGTAGTCGGCGTGACGGCAGCGGCGACGGCAATCGGCACGATTGGAACAAAGGCAATCCAAGCATATGCGGACTACGAGCAGCTTGTCGGCGGCGTAGAGACGCTTTTTAAGGATAGCCAAGATAAAGTTATGGAGTACGCAAACAACGCGTACAAAACCGCTGGGCTGTCTGCGAATGAGTACATGGAGACGGTGACAAGCTTTTCTGCATCCCTGCTGCAGTCTCTCGATGGGGATACCAGTGCAGCGGCAGAAAAAGCAAACCTGGCGCTGACTGATATGTCCGACAACGCGAACAAAATGGGCACGGACATGACATCAATCCAGAACGCATATCAGGGGTTCGCAAAAGCAAATTACACCATGCTCGATAACCTGAAGCTCGGCTACGGCGGTACGCAGGCCGAAATGCAGCGGCTGCTTGAAGACGCGGAGAAAATCTCCGGCATCAAGTACGACATTTCCAGCTATGCGGATATCGTGGACGCGATCCATGTCGTGCAGACCGAAATGGGCATCACCGGCACGACCGCAAAAGAAGCCGCGTCCACGATTCAAGGATCTTTCGGCATGGTAAAAGCCGCATTGAAGAACCTTGTGACCGGCCTTGCAGACCCGGATCAGGACTTGGGAACCCTCGTGGGAAACTTCACGGATTCCATTGTTGTTGCGGGCAATAACCTGATTCCGCGCATTCAGGAGCTTTTGCCGCGCATTGTGGAGGCAATTTCCACGCTGCTGGGAACCGTAAGCTCGCAACTGCCGGGCATACTTGGCTCTGTCCTGCCCTCGCTTATAGAAGGCGCGGCAAGCCTAATTACCGGACTTATGTCCGCGCTCCCGGAGATCCTTACGGTGCTTGGCGACATCGCGCCGACAGCCATTGGGATTCTCGTTCCGGCCATAGTCGAGCTTCTGCCGGAAATCATTCAAACCGGTATAGATGTTGTTATCTCTCTGGTACAAGGCATTACGGAGACGCTTCCGGAATTGATCCCGGCGGCAACGGAAGCAATCATCAAAATCGCTGAAACGCTGACCGACCCTGGCAATCTCGGGAATTTGGTAGATGCGGCGCTTGAGATCATCCTCGCTCTGGCGGACGGAATCATTGACGCCGTCCCGAGGCTGCTTGAGGTGGCGCCCAAGCTTATCACAAATCTCATCACCGCGCTTATTGAAAACTTCCCCAAAATCATTGAATCCGGCGCAAAACTTGTTATGTCGCTGATCGATGGCCTGATTAAATCCATTCCGCAGCTTACTGCGGCTGTGCCAAAACTCATTATCGGGATTGTACAGGGGATTCTTAACAATCTTCCGCAAATCATCATGTCCGGCCCGAAAATCATCATGGCGCTTATTGAGGGCCTTATTAGCGCAATCCCGGATCTTGTCATGTCGATCCCAACGATAATCAAATCGATTGTAGATACGTTCCTCGGATACGATTGGGGCAGCATCGGAACAAATATCGTTGACGGTATCAAAAACGGATTTCTGCATATGTGGGAGAGCCTAAAGCGGACGGTAAGCGATATGGTCAACGGCCTTGTGAGCGGCGTCAAGAGCATCCTCGGTATTGCGTCCCCGTCTAAAGTCTTCGCCGGAATCGGCGGCTACATGGCAGAAGGACTTGGGCAGGGCTTTGACAGGGAAATGCTCGGGGTGCGGAAAGATATCGAAGATCAGATGACCTTCGGAACAACGTCATTCTCCGTGTCCGGCGCGGCAAAGTCCTCTGTCGGCGTCGTGAACGGCCTGCTTGCCAACAACCAGCCCGGAACGCCAATGCAGATCAACCTTGTACTCGACGGACAGACGATAGCAAGAGCAATATTCGATCCGCTGCGGGGCGAGATCGTACAAAGGGGTGTATCGCTTGCGTAGGATTAAAATCACGGACGGAACAAACACGGTCACGCTTCTGCGCGATCTCGTGTTCACGATTCAGCCGAAGGATATTGGCGCAACCGCGACAATGGCATCCGGAAAGACGGTTATGGATATCATCGGGGTAAAAAATGAATTGAAAATCCCGACGGGCTGGCTTTCTGTCGCCGATCTCCGAAAACTCCGCAGCATGATCAACACGAAACATGTGTTGAGCGTAACATACCCGGATGTAGACGGCGACAAAACAAGGGATTTCCTTTTTGAACAGCCGGAATACAAGGCGATCATCTACGATGAGGACGGCGTATCGCAGTGGTGCGGCGTCACGATCTCCGCGACACAGCAAGGGGTGGATTGATGCAGAAGGTATCGAGCAATTACGCACCGTTTACACCGGTGCGTGAGGTCGGCATGCTTGTCCGGTTTTACATTGTTGACCCGTCGGCAAAGAAGAACGGTACGGCCTCTGCATCTGATTCGGCACCAGGCACAAGCGCCGCCGAAACGATCAGCGACAGAGAAACCATATCCGGGAAGTTTGCTGGGCTTGAATTGAACCGGTGGGTTCTGGATGGGACAATCGATATTCCGAACGATAGCTTTGACGGGCAGCATGTAGGCTGGTGGAGCGGAGTAGTATCAAACGAGAGCGCCGAAATGGCAAGCATAATTACGTTTGAATTCTCCGCTCCGGTATCCACGATTGGTTGGGCGATGCTGTTTGATGAAAAAATGAACCAATACCCGGCGCAGATCACAATTACCGCATATGCGAGCGACGGAGCGGCGGTCGCAACCGGAACAAAGATGATCACGCAGGCGCGGCAGAACATCAGCATGACTGCCGCAAATTACACAAAGCTGACGATTCGATTTGACAAGACGCTCCTGCCAAAGACACGCGCCCGGCTGCGGCAGATCGATTTCGGCCTGACGGAAACCTACGAAAACGACACAATGGCCGACGTGAAGATTATAGAGGAAGCATCCGTTTCCTGCGAATCGTTCCCGTCCCGGCAGATTTCCTTTACATTTGACAACGCGGATCATCGGTACAACATTCTGAACCCGGACGGCGTTTTCTCCGTGATTCAGGATGGCCAGAAATTGCTTGCCAGATGCATTGTAAACGGAGAGAGCATAGACGTTGGCGAGTTCTTTTTTACATCCGTTACAGCACGCGATTCCGGCGTTACGGCACAGCTTGTCGGAAACGATATGGCTGCGACACTCGATCGCGCAACCTATGAGGCCGGAAACGCTACCGCGTGCAAGCTCCAGACTGTAGTTGCGTCCGTACTGGAAGGATACGACGTCACTGTGATCTACGGCGGCGGCGCAGACGAAAGAACGGTAGTCCCTGCAATCCCTCGGAAGACGACGAGACGCGAGGCGATCCGGATTCTGGCACAGGCCGCAATGTGCTCCGCGTGGTTTGATCGATCCGGAAACCTGCACATCGCGGAGCTTTCAGCAGGCGCAGTATTGGGAGAAATAACGCCGGATGAGCTTTATAACTATGACGGTGTGTCCATATCGGAAGCGGTTGATTGCGTAGAGCTGCACGTTAAGAGCGACTACGCGAATATCGATACGACAATCACCGCCGGGAGCGGAAAAAACATCAAGAGCGTAAATAACCCGTGCGTAGCGCCTGCAAACTATCAGAGTGTGGCTGCGTGGCTGCTTGCGCAGTATAATCGCCGAAAGATCTACAGCGTGAAAAACCGGGGCAATCCGGCGCTCGAAACCGGCGACACCATCAAAATCTCCGACGCATTCGCACAAAACGAAAATGCTGTGCAGACCGGTATGGAACTGACGTTCAGCGGAGGCGGAATTTATGCCGTAACGAAAGGAGTTGGCGCATGAGTACCATCATTGACACCCTCGTCACCGACCGGACGCAGGCGGATGTGGAGCGAGTGCGGGAGCTGGCGGCGAAGGGGTTCGCGGCCATGACCGCAGCCGAGCGGGCGGAATGGCTGGCCGGGATGAAGGGCGCGTATAACGCAAGCGACATGAATCGCGTGGGGACGGCCCTGAATTATCTGGCGGGCCGCCTCGGCGCGATCTGCGGCAAGAGTATCGCATGGCCTGCAAAAACCGATTGGGCCGTAACGGACATTATAACGGCCTCACAGGCCGAGGCATACCGCAAGCAGGTGCAGTCCATCCGGGACGCACTGGCATACCCCGAAGGAACACCGGACGCGCCCGGCCTCGACCGGCTGACCTACACCGGCGCAAACGATATCGAGCGCATTCTTGCGCTCTGCGAGGAACTGATCGACAACATCACAAAGGCGTTCCGCTACACCGGCGCTGCGGAATGCGCGACAGGAGGCTTGATATGAAAGATCGTCAACCTACAAAAGTCCTTTCCAACGGTGCTATTCGATATGGCATCTACAATTCCGACGGTAGTCTTGATCACTACGAGTACATGAAACGTATGGACGAGCCAACAGTTGAGGGTACGCCTCTCAATAAGGCAAATCTTCTGTCCGATGCCACTGCCGCCAAGCTCTGGCCGAACGCAACCACGAGGCCGGAAGACCCGACAGTCAACGACGCGTTCGGAAAGCTTTCGGAGGGCACGGCCAGAGTCGGCGATATCGCCATCACCTCCCGTACCGACCTTTCCGCCGCCTGGCTCCCCTGCGACGGCCGCATCGTATCGCAGGAGCAGTATCCGGAACTTTTCTCTGTTCTTCGCAGTTCTGCAGCACCTCTGCCATGGACACTGAAAACGGCAAGCATAAATCCGACCGCAATGTGGTTCTTGAATGGGGAATGGGTTGCAATGTCCGGCAATAAACTTTATACTTCCGCTGATTTGGAAACGTGGACGCAGCGAACATCCATTCCTTCAGGGCTTACGATGGTAGACGCAGTGCTGGAATACGCGAACGGCTTTTACTACACCATTTTGGATAGCGGTTCAGCCGCAACCACAGGAATATACAAAACATCGAGCCTTGATACAAAATTCACGCTGTACGCAAGCGGGAGTTTGCCGTCTACGCTAACCAAAGGAGATCGTGGGCTGTTTATTACGCCGAACTTTTTGTATATCTATGCCGTGGGTTCAAAATACACCGGCTACGATGGTCACGATCATGAATATATAAGCTGCTCATATGTGAACCCAGCAACGCAGGCGATTGTGGCGATAGGAGACATCGACGGTGTCTTTTTTTACAATCAAGAGCAGGGACGCTTTTACAAGCTGGAGCTATCAAACGAGAGCAACAGCCTGACAACAGCAACGGCGGAAACTCTGATCAATCCGACATGGGAGACGGTAAGTACCGTATCACTTGCGACTCTTTCTCCATCCTTCAACGAACCGCCAGGTTACACAAGGCATGATCTGATGTCTGCGTATCATTGCGGAACGACAATCATTGCATTCTTCGGGCTTATGAAGACAAGCATCGTTGGCGGTACTTTTACCGAGTATACCGGATATATGGTGTACAGGTACTCGACGAACAACGGAACAACATGGAGCAACGGGAAAATTATCTCTTATGAATCTGGCAAGCGATGGCTTCCAGCATACAGCGGTGGAAAATACAAAGGCGGGCTGCTTGTGACAGCCGGTGACGTGACAGCGACAAAGAATGGTACAAGCGCGGTAAATATTATTGCAATCAGCGACCCTGCAGCTGGGCAAGCCTATAGCGATGTGCTAAATGACGGTATACCAGACATTGCTCTATCGCTTGACGGAAGAGCGGCATATAGTTCAAGCAACGGCATTGCATATTGTGATTATAGCGTTAGCGGAAAGACGATTCCCATTATTGGCGTGAGTACCCGTTGTAAAGCCTATATCAAGGCGCTGGAGGAATAATTATGCAAGATAGAGTAGGCAGCATAGATCTAGCTAACGGAGCTATCCGGTATGTAGGCTACAATGCCTACAAAGTTGTATTGCGTGGCGTATGGCTTAAACTAGAGGACGAGCCACTGCAGATAGAAACTCCGCTCACAGCAGGAAATCTACTGACCGCGCAGACTGCTGCGGAGATCTGGCGCGCCGGAGACGCACCGGCGAACCCGATGGTAAATGAGGCGCTTGCGAAGCTGGCAGAGCCGAACTATCACGTTGGTGATATCCTCACGACTGTCCGCGTCCTCGCTGCCCCGTGGCACGCGTGTGATGGCTCAACCTTCGATCAGGCTGCATACCCGGCCCTCTACGCAGCCCTCGGCGGCACGACGCTGCCGACGATCAGCTATTCCAGCGATACCACCACCTACATCAAAATGGCGGACGATTAGCCAAAAAACAAAGAAAGGTACATAAAACATGGATGCTGGAACCATCACGATCATTTGCGCCGCGCTTGGCTCATCCGCGCTGACGGCGGTAGTCAACGCCGTCGTCAGCGCGATACAGAAAAAGCGCGGCAAGGCCACGACGCAGGAGGCGCATCTAGCCGAGATCGACAAAAAGCTCGGGAAAATGCAGGAGCATCAGGACGAGCAGTATCTCGCAATTCTCCGCCTGACCATCATGTCGGAGGAAATGCCAATGGCCGAGCGCCTGATCGCCGGGCAGAAATACGTCAAGCTGGGCGGGAACGGCGACGTGAAAAAATTCCTGCACCAGCTGGAGGCGCAATGCGGACACAGCAATGGAGTTTAGCAAAAAGTGGCTGATCTGCAGCGCGCTCGTCAGCCTCGCGCTCATCATCGCCTGCGCGGCAGGTGCAGATCTGACAGAGATCACGCTTGCGGTGCTGGCTGAAACGACGGCTTCCAGCGGGTTTTATCTCTGGAAGGCCAAGAACGAGAACCGCGCGAAGTACGCGCAGAAGTACATGGATAAATGGGCCGAGAAATACGGCCCGGAAGCGGCAGCACGCATCGCGGAGATCGTGCTGAAAGATTGAAAGGAGCATACATATGGACTACACACAAATCATCTCGGCAGTGATCGCGCTCATCAGCGCGCTCGTTTCGGCATTTTTGATCCCGTGGCTCAAAACCAAGATCGACGCGGACAAGCTGCAAACGCTCCGCACTTACGTTGAGATCGGCGTAAAGGCGGCGGAGCAGCTGTACACCGCGACGGACGGCGCGGCGAAAAAGGCGTATGTTGTGAAATTCCTCGCCGAGAAGGGCATCCAATTTGATGTGGAAACGATCGACAAGCTGATCGAGGCCGCCGTGCTGCAGCTGCACCACGAGTTGTACGGGAGTGAGCGGGCATGAGTATCAAGATCGGACAGGCAAGCCTTGGGGAAACCGGAGGACGCAACCAGCAGCCCGGCAACCAGACCGGGCGGGAGCTGAATATCTCCAACTGGTACAATGGCCGCTGGCTCGGCGTCCTGCGCTACAAGAGCCGCAAAAAGGCCGAGCGGGCCGCGCAGACGTGCGAGGCGGCTATTAAAAACCGGAACATCGGATACGACATGGACAACAGGAACACGGCGTATGAGGCCGCCAGAGCCGTCGGATGGGACGTGAGCAGGATCGCAAAGCCCGTGGAGACGGACTGCTCCGCGCTCATGATGCTCTGCGCCGTGGCCGCAGGCTGCGAGGCCGTCGCCGCGCTCTACAAAAAGCAGGGGAATTCCTGCACCACCTACTGTATGCTGCACGATTGGCCCGCAACGGACGACTTCGAGCTGCTGACCGGCAGCAAGTATCTGACGACGGACGCAAATCTCCTGCGCGGCGACGTACTGGTAAGCGAGGGCCATACCGTGATGGCCCTCGAAGATGGAAAAAATGCAGAGGAGGAAACCGAAATGGTAGAAAAGAGCAAGATCATCATCGACGGAAAGGAAGTCACCGTTGAGCGCATCCTGAAGAACGGCACGAACTACGTCAAGGTGCGCGATCTGGCCGCTGCGCTGGATCTCGAAGTCGGCAACAAGGGCAATATCGCCGTGCTGAAGCACAAGGAAAAGTAAGGAGGCGGAGCGTATGTCGCCGCAGGCGCGGGCCAAGCTGCCGCCAGAGCTGGGCCGCCTGACACGCAAGGATATGGAGGCCGTGATCTATCAGGCCAATCTTGGCCGGGAAAACGAGAAGATCGCGCAGCTTTACTTCGTGGACAAGCTCCCGCAAGTGGACGTTGCGACGGAGCTGTTTCTAGGCCGCGCCACGGTACAGCGACGCCTGCCGGAGATCATGCGGGAGATGCAGCGGACATCCAGCAAACTGTATAACTGAGATAAGCGCCGGTTTCTCGGCGCTTATTTTTTATATAAAAATTTTTAAAAACCCCCTTGACATATACGGTATTACAGTATATAATGCAGCCATAGACACAAAGCAAAACAAACACGACAAAAAAATCGGAGGATGGCAGACATGTTTAATATCGTTTCCGCGTGGGGAGCGCAGACAAATCCCCACTATAACCCGGACACTGCAAATAATGGCGGAGGTTACTGGCAGTTTTCCGGCGGTATCGTCGTCGATCTTAACGGCCAGCTTGTCACCGTCGAGGCCGACGACACGTCCTGCGGCGATTTTGGCAGCCGCGTGTATTTTTCCGTGACGGCTGACGGCTTCTGCTGGCGCTTTTCCGACGGCACAATGGACGATGCGTCCGTTGACACCCCGGAGGATGTCTTGGGCGTTCTGCGGTCCATCTCCGGCGTTCTGGGCGTGGACGCCGAAGCGCTGATTTCTGCCGCGTTGAATGCGGCGAACGTCTGCGCGTGGGAGGTATGCTATGCCGACTGACACCCAGCGCCGCGCTCGCAACAAGTGGGACGCTGAGAACATGTCCGTGATCTCCTGCAAGCTCAAGCGGGAGATCGCGGAAAGATTTAAGGCCGCAGCCAAGTCCAACGGCACGACGCCAAACGAACTGATACGCGGCTGGATTGCTGCATATTTATTTGAGCAAAACTGATGCATAACTGAGGCACAGGAAAATAGTAAAAAGCCCATACTGGACACATCAAAGGAGTGTTCGGTATGGGCTTTTCTTATTTCAATCCAAATCCCGTCGGTCGGCAGGTCGGGGACTGCACTGTTCGAGCAATCGCAAAGGCGACGGGGAAAAGCTGGGATGAAATATATATCGGGCTGTGCTTGCAAGGTCTGATCTTGGGCGATCTTCCGAGCGCAAACAGCGTGTGGAGCGCATACCTCCGGCAGCAGGGATTTACCCGGAACGTGATCCCGAACACATGCCCGGACTGCTACACCGTCGCGGATTTCTGTGCAGACCATCCGCGCGGCGTGTATGTGCTGGCGTTATCAAGCCACGTTGTGTGCGTGGAAGATGGGACGTATTTTGACACATGGGATTCTGGGAGTGAGATCCCGCTGTTCTACTGGGCAAAGGAGGATAAATGATGTTCGGACAACAGCCGTATGTGTATCAGCAGCCGATTTATAATCAGCCAATCGGCCAGCCGATCAGTCAGCCGATGCAGGAGCCAATGATGCGTCCGCAGTACCAGCCCGCGCCGCAGCTGCCGACTTATCAGCCGCAGCCGCAGCAGCCGCAGAATCAGTCGATCATCTGGGTCCCGAATGAGCAGGCGGCAAATGACTTTATAGTCGCGCCGAACAACGCGGTAACGCTTTGGGATATGAACGCGCCGATCGTGTATGTAAAAAAGGCCGATGCAAGCGGGAAACCGACCATGACGACCTACGATCTCGTAGAGCGCGCACAGGCCGCACCAGCGCCCGCAGCGCCGCGAAGGGACATGAGCGAGGAATATGTAACTCGCCGCGAGTTTGAGGAGCTGGTAGCCAAGCTGACGGCCCCCAGCGCAAGACCGGCGAGAAAGACAAAGGAGGCTGAAAGCGATGGCTAACCCCCTGTTTCAGGCCCTCGGCGGCGGGCAGATGCCCGGCCGGATGGGGCAGTTTCAAAATATGGTGCAGCAATTCCGGCAGTTTCAGCAGACGTTTCAGGGCGACCCGAAAGCGGAGGTTGAAAAGCTGGTGCAAAGCGGGAAAATCACGCAGCAGCAGCTGAATCAGCTGCAGCAGATGGCGGCGCAGTTCCGGCAGCTGATCGGATAAAACGGATTTCAATTCGTGGCCACGATTGAGATAAATTTCAAAAAATCTACGAAAGGAGAATTTTATGAGTCTTTCTACTGACGGCATTCAGCCGACTATGCCCCTTCAGCCCGCCAATAACTACGGCGGCGGTATGGGCATGTGGGGCGATAACTGGATGTGGTTCGCCGTGCTGTTTCTCCTCGGCTGGGGCGGCAATGGCTGGGGCGGCAACGGTTGGGGAGGTAATGGAAACGGCGGCGCGATGAATGGTTATGTGCTCACGTCTGACTTCGCAAACCTCGAGCGCAAGCTGGATGGCGTGAACTCCGGGCTGTGTGACGGCTTCTATGCCATGAACACCGGCGTGCTCAACGGCTTTGCTGGTGTAACGCAGGCCGTGACCAGCGGCTTCTCGCAGGCCGAAATCGCGCGCTGCAACGCGCAGATGGCGTTCATGCAGCAGCTGAGCGCCCTTCAGGCGCAGATCGCAAGCTGCTGCTGCGAGCAGCGCGAGGCCATCATGGGCGTGAATTACAACCTCGCCACGCAGGCCAGTGACACCCGCAATCTCATGCAGAACACCACCCGCGACATCATCGACGCTATGAACTGCGGCTTCCGCAGCATCGATCAGCGTCTGACGGCGCAGGAGCTGGCCGCGAAGGATGCAAAGATCGCTGAGCAGAATCAGCAGATCTTCGGCTACCAGCTGGCAGCGTCTCAGGCCGCGCAGAACAACTACCTTGTATCTACGCTTCGCCCGAGCCCGAACCCGGCCTATGTAGTAGCGAACCCGTATTGCTGCAACAGCTACAACAGCGGTTACGGCTACGGCTGCGCGGCGTAACAGCCCAAACTCCATATCGTAGAGCTTTTTCGTGGCCTCACGAAAATGATCGGCCCCATTGCCGATACTCGACAGCAACGCGGCGGGGCAATCGTCCCGCTGCTAATTTTAACTGCGCCGAATTCGATACTTTTAGAAAGGAATGATTTTATGGCTGAATTTACATCATCCGGGATTCAAACTGTCGCCGCTGGGCAGAACGTCCCTCTGATCTCCACGGCGGCTTGCGGAAAGCCGTGCATCGTACATCGAGAAGGAAGCGGGCTCGTTACGCTGCGCGGGCTTACGCAGCAATGCAAGGCGAAGTTCCGCGTATCCTTTGGTGCGAATATCGCCGTCCCTACAGGCGGAACAGTAGGTGCCATTACCGCTGCGCTTGCAATCAACGGCGAACCTCTGAGCAGCGCCACAGCGATCGTAACCCCTGCGGCTGTTGAGAACTATTTCAACATCTTCGTTTCCGCATTCGTGGAAGTCCCGCGCGGCTGCTGCCTAACTGTAGCGGCGAAGAACACCAGCGCGCAGGCGATCAGTTTCGCAAATAGCAATATGATCGTCGAGCGCGTATCGTGAAAGGAGAATGCAATATGTACGATTTGAAAAACCTGCGTGAAATGCTCTGCAAAGAGCTTGACGAAATCGCCGACAAGCGCGAAATGTCTGCGGGCGATCTGGACGCGATCCAGAAGCTGACGAGCTCCATCAAGAATACCTACAAGATCGAGATGGCTGAAGACGGCAGCTATTCCCGCGATGGCGAGTGGGAGGCGGATATGCGCGGTACATATGGACGGGGCAGCTCTTACCGTGGCCGACGCCGCGACGCAATGGGCCGCTATAGCCGCACAGACGCCCGCGAGCATATGCATGCGCAGCTGGAGGATATGATGCGCGACGCGGACGACGATAAAACCCGTGACGCGATCCGCCGCTGCATGGAGCAGATCGAGCGGGCATAAGGAGGCGCGATATGCTGGATAAAGCCGAGATCCGCAAGGAGATAGCGCGGCTGGAATATGAGGAATCCAGCTATCCCAATTATGCCAAACTGGCAGATCTTTATGTGATACGCGACAAGATGCAGGAAGAGGAACGGGGCGACGGCGGTAGGTATGTGGGTTACTACTCCGGCGCTCCCGCCCCTGTGACCGCAGAACCGGCTACCGTGGGCGAGTACGGGGACAGTGAGTTTTTGCTTGCAGTAGCTGGGAAAGACCCGGCAAAGGCTTGGGCGGTCGTTGATGAACTTATGGACACATTATCGCTTGTGAACCGAAAAGTCTATGATTCTATGCTTCGGAAAATAAAGTCCATGTAGCAAAAAATAGGGGAGTCCCCTCGCATTGCGCTGAATCTGTAGCATACAATGTAGCATACGGAAAATAATTTTATGTTACAGAGCGTGTCATAACTTGATCTTTTGCTTTTTGAAAATACGCAGAAAATAGGGTGAAAAGCATAAAAAAGTACCGATTTTAGATTTAAAACATCTAAAATCGGTACTTTGGCGCGGAAGGAGAGATTTGAACTCTCGCGCGCTTTTTAGACGCCTACTCCCTTAGCAGGGGAGAAAAACCCATTGAAAACACTGGGGAAATTGGCGTTTGTAACATATTTTGTAGCATACAGAATTCACTCTGGCGAGTCGTTTTGCAACTGATTTACGGCATCGACCATGCCTTTCATGTCCGGGTGTACGTACCGTTGGGTAGTCGTTATCTTTGTGTGGCGCATGATTTCCTTGATCGTAAACGGGTCGATGTTTTTCATCGCGAGGGCTGTAGCGGTTGTATGGCGGCATGAGTAAGGTGGTAGCTTTTGCACTCCGGCAAGCTCCAAACACTCATAATATCTCTTGTAAAAATTATCTTTGTTTATACAGCAGATATTTCCAACGCGCGATTTGCTTTCTTCGCATAGTTCATGCAACACCGGCGCAACGAAATCTGGGAAGACCATAGGCGTTTCCTTCCGCTTCTTTGTCTTTATGCCGCCTCGGACGATCTCATTCTTTTCAAAGTCAATCATATCTTTCTTGAGTTTCAGAAGCTCACCGGGCATCATGCCGGTATAAATCATCGTTAAAATAAACCCAATGAAGTGGTCTTTTGCATACGCTTCCCATAGCTTTTTTACGTCGGTGTCGGTGAACGGCTCCGGCGTTTTTTCTTCAAGCTCCGGAAGCTTTATGTACTTTGCAAGATTCACGGTTGTTTGCTTTTCTGCGATTGCGAGGTTATAACAGTGGGAGAGGACGGTTTTCATATCTTTCCGTGTGTAATAGGTGCTGGCGTTGCGGTCGATAACATCCTGTATCTGTGCGATGGTAAGCGCGTCGATCTCACGGTCGGCGATTTCTCTCATGCGCTCGAATGCCTTTTCCGCCGCTCCCTGACGATCAGCCGATAAGGATAGATAATCCCCACGCAGATATGTTTTGTAGTATTCTCTGAGAGTGGGGCTTCGCTGCTCTTCCTTCGGAGGGTTTGCAGCATATTGGAGGGCGGCGCGCTTTGATGTAAACCCGCCTTTTGTTCGCATCTTTTGCCGAAGCTTGTCGTTCTCGTCTAGGTAAGTTCTTTCTGTCCAACGCGCCGTCCACGTCTTCCCTCGCTGGTAAGCGCTTCCCTGCCCGTTCCCGCGTGTCCGGCTTCGCCGCGCTTCCTGTTTTTTCCCGCACCAGCAACAGTAGGGCGCGCCGTCTGGAATTTCTTTTTTACACTTGATGCACTCCATGTTTCCCTCCACGTTCTTTTCGGATCGCGTAGAAAGTAATTGCCGAAGCCAGAACTGAACCTACGATCAGGGCGATACACGCCCATGCGGTTACGGTCAAATCTCCATCGCGAATGAGGCCTGCGTTCCGAATCTGCGCATCCGTTACAAGGCAGGCAATCAGGGTAAAGGAGAGAAGCAAACAAAATAGGGCGAGAACGTAACACATTGTATGTGTAGACCTTATCTGCGCGCTCTGTAGGGCTGTTGCTGCCTCCAGCTTGGCGTTTTCAAGCTCGACATGATGGATCTGCTTGGTCAGCTTTTCCGGGCTTCCGACGAAATTTTCAAGGCCAAACAGCTCGTCGAGCGACAGACCAAGCGCTTTACATATTGCGGCCGAGTTATAAAGCCGTGGATCCGCTTGTGTTCCAGCATATAATCGGCTCACGGTGGAAAAGGAAACTCCAGACTTTTCCGACAGCTCTTCCAGCGTCATTCCGCTGCGATCTTTTGCATTTCTGATTTTCCTATGATACGCGCCGATAAACGGCGCGAGTTCCTGTATTGCGGACATTGATGCGCCTCCAATCGCAGATTGTATTGTTATTTCTTACATTTTCCGGGTGAAAACGCAAACTATGAGAAGAAAACGCAAAACTCGGGCTTTTCTTACAAACATTATCTGGTACAATAAAAACGTAGCAGATAGTTCCCGAATCCGGCATCTGCTGAAATGGCCCCACCGTATGTTCCAGATACGATGGGGCCGGTCAAACCGAATATTATATCAAATCATCAGTCCCATAAACTGTACACCATCGGATTCCTGATTCCCAAAAATAACGCGGTCTGTTTGTTCATAATACCATGTTGATTTTTAGAACAACCGTTCTATAATAAATGACAGGAGGAAAAAATATGGAGTGCATCAACATCCGGGTAAACAACGGGAAAGTGGACGTGACAGTAGACGGCGCGAAGCTGACAGACGTGCACAGCGTCAGCGTGGACTACATCAAGGGCATTCCGCTCCTGTTTGCCTGCGTCGCGGACGTAGGCCGGGAGCAGGACGAGCGGCGGGAACCGAGAATCCTGCACTGAATTTATTGTGCGTCCCTCGAGTTCGCTTCCTCCAGCACATTGCCGGTCTGGTCTACAAACTGCACACACACGTTGTCGACCGGAGTTCCGTTGAATGCGTTGTACATACCGCCGTACATATAAAATGCCAGTGTAAGGAGTGAGTCCTGAAGCCCAACCACATCAGTAGAAAGCGTTACAGTAAAGGACGTGTAATCGCTGGACGCTTCGGCGGAAATGACGTTTGGGTAGTCAGAGGAACCGGCCATGTCCGCAAGCTGGGCGTCAATGTTCTGCGCCAGCTCCTGCATAAGCTCTTTGTGTCGCTCCGCTGTCATAACGTAGGTCGCGGAGCCGTCAGGATTCAGCTCTATAGACAGAAGCCCGTCTGTTTCCTTTACCTTTTCGTCCAATGCCTGCTGCGTCGCATCTTCGCCGATAAAGTCGGCTGGGATCGTGAGATTGATCTTATTGCCCCATGTTTTTTCAGCCGTTATCGGTGTGGTTGCCGTTTCCCCGGTCTGTGCGTCGTCTTCCGTCTTTGCCGACTCCGATGCGGAGATTGTATCCGGCTCCTGCCTCTTGATCGGCTCGGCTGGCTTCTTCGCGGGCTTTGATGCGATAAGGACAACTGCCAGCACAACGGCAGCGAACGGAACAGAAAGAATCGCGATTTTTTGAACCGAAATCATCTTTTTGTTTCTTGCGCCGCATTCCGGACAGACGCGGGCGCTTGCATTGATTTGCGTTCCGCAGGAGCGGCAGATCATCTTTCGGTTGGGCGTGTCACAGTGCGGGCAGAACTTCTCCCGTTCCGGGAACTCTGCCCCGCATCTTGGGCACTGCACAATATATTCATTTTTAGTCATCAATGCGGCACTCCTTATATGGTTTGTAAACAATTACATATTACCACTTAGAACCAGCAACCGCAATGTAGAAGCTGCACAAAAATAAACGTCGGATTTTGGAAGAATGGAGATAGGAGCGGACAATGGTTGAAAATTTACGGGAAGTATGCGATAATGATACCAAGAAAACAAACGTTCGTGAGGAATTAAAAGCTGCCGTTTTGTCGCTTACAGACGAACAGGCCTCGTATGTATTAAGGAGGTTACAATGCTGTTTGCAAGAAAAGAAATCGAACGACTGAGAGAAGAAAACCGCAAGCTGAAAGAGCAGCTTTCGCTGGAGCAGGAGAAGACGCGCCGGTCTGCGCTTATCAGCGATGCAGCGCTTCCGCAGTGCCCAAGCCTTGCCTGCTCTGGGTGCAAGCACGTAGTCGTCCGATACACCACTTGGGGCGGCTGGTACGTGATCGGATGTGGGAAAGATAATCCCTGCAAAGATTACGAGCCGACAGACATTACCCCTGAAAAGGCCGAAGCTATCCGAGAAGCGCTGAATATCCAGTGGCAGCGCGGGAACTTACCCGTTTAACAAACAATTCAGAAGGAACCCGCATACAGCCCCTATCAGGGCAACAATGATATCTTTGATTGTCAGGCTGCATTCTTTAAATGATTTCTGCTTTTCATATGCGAGGTAGTTTTCGCCCCTTTTATTGGCGAGTATACCGACCTTCCCGCCGTTTTCGAGGCGGTATACAAATCCGTGCCCGCAAAGAACGGCAATATCGTTTCCATTTTCTTCTGTTACAAGCACAGCGTCGTCCTGTGAACGGCTCAAAAGATCAAGCTGTGTCCTTGTAAGTGCGATGTAAGGGAAATCATCTTTCCTGTTTTCGCGTTCATTCATCCAATTCTGGTACTCCGCCTCTGTCCGGAGCCGGTCATTTGGATCGGTAGGAATAAAAACATTATCCATAGTGGCCCTCACATCAGCTTCAGCGCTTCAGCAATAAACCCGGCAAGCTTTTCACATTGCTCATCCGACAAACCATCAATTAAATCGCGGAGCTTCTGCTTCGGCTCGCTCACCGCCCCATCCTTCGGGATGGGGTCTTTTTTTATGCCTTTGCCTATCAGTTCTTCTACTGTTACGCCGAAGTAGTCGGCGATTTTTTGCGCATTTACGTCAGAGGGTTTTGTCTTCCGCGCTTTCCAACAGCTTATTGTTGACTTGTCAATTCCGAGTTCTCGGCCAACGTATGCAGGGGGTTTGTTTACAGAAGCGCAAAGCGCAACAAAGTTGTCATAAAACACAATAATACACCTCTGGAATTGTTAAATACGACGAAAGTTGAATTAGTTTGCAAATAGCGGTTGACAGTTGAGAATGTTTGATGTATTATTGCCTTGTGGTTGAAAAAGTTTGCAACAAACAAGACCCAAGCAAATCAACGCTTGCGCCAATGCTAATGTGTTTCTCGCAAATTCATAGTAGCACAAACAGTAAACAATTTCAACAATAAATTTCAAAAGTTGACTGCGGCGAAAAGAAAAGCCGCCCGTGGTTCGTTCACGAGCGGGTTTCCCCAGAGTTGTTTACCAGAACGCGCTGCACAGGATGGTCGGCTGCATTACTTCGCATCCGTCCGAATTGGTAGAGTTCTTTCCACAGGCTCGGCAATACTATCCTGACACAAAACGAACTTGCGCTTCTATGGACGCGCCGCTCACTTTGGCAGTTCTGGCGCTGCCCCTTGCCCTAACGCATCACGCCGTTTCTTTGGTCTGGAACTGGCAAGTTCAAAAGTTTGGTCATGACAACCACCTCCTGAATTTACCTAAAAGGGCTAATGGCAGTATAGCACGTCCGGGGCGTTGCAGTCAACAATTTTAACAGAATGGAGGTGTGTATATGCCTGAAAAATGGACAGGCGTACTGATCGGGAAAATGCACAATGCGCGTGTTTCATACGACGATCTTGCCGCAGAGCTTGGACTTACAAAAGGCTATCTGTCCTTGATCTTGAACGGGAAAAGAAATCCGCCGGGTGCGAGGAAGCGCTTGGAAGGCGCGGTTAAGGCCGTGATCGAACGAAGAAAGGAGGAAAAATGACGCTGGACGATATCCGGGCAATGTCAAAGCCCACAATCCTCGCAAGCGAGGCGGCGCAGGTTCTCGGCTGTAACCCGCAATGGCTTCGCTTGATGGCGAGGGAACAGCCTGAAAAGCTGGGCTTCCCGGTCTGCTGCACAAGCAAGCACAGAGTGAAGATCCCGAGAGAGCCGTTTTTACGGTTTCTCGGAGCATGAGGAGGAACAAATGAAAGTCAGATTAACATTTTTGGAGCCGGTTCTTGGCACATGGCCGAGCAACGAGAACATTGCGCGTGACTTTATCGCAAGCAAGGCCCCGGACGCAAGCACGATTGAGGATGAGATTGCAGCGCTCGGCGCGGACGCTGTCGCCGAAAAAGGCAAAACCGTTTTCCCGCGTACCGACGGACAGCCGATTCTGTACGATTATCAGATCAAAGGCTTTTTCAAAGACGCCTGCGGTATGCTGGCACGCGTGAAATCCAAGAAATCCAGTGCGCTGAAAGCCTATAAGAAGATCATCGACGGCCTGATCTTTGTGGAGCCGCGCATGATTCCCATTGAGGTCAACGGTGAGGTCGGCGAATGCCAGAGACCGCTTCGTGCGCAGACCGCACAGGGCGAGCGCGTGAGCCTCGCAAACTCCGAGGAAATCCCGGCGGGCAGTTCCATCGAGCTTGATATCGTGATGCTCGACGAAAAGGCACACAAGGAAGCAGTGCTGGAATGGCTGGAGTATGGCCGCCTGCGCGGCATCGGCCAGTGGCGGAACTCCGGCAAGGGCAGATTTACCTACGAGGTTCTGAATGGTTAAGTGCAAGGGCGAAGCCCCGCGTTGAGCGCGTGGCACAGCAATGGAATGGCGTCGCGCAGCGCGGAGGCGCAACAGCGGGGCATAGCGGAGCTAGGCGTAGCAAAGGAAAAGCATGGAGAAGCTCAGGAATACAATGAACTGCAATGGCTCAGTTTAGCCGCGCTCAGCAATGGCATGGCATAGCAGGGCAAAGACTGGCAACGCAGGGGCATGGCAAAGCAACGGAATGTGACGCAACGACAGGCAACAGCATGGCAAATCATCGAAGGCTACGCGAAGCTACGGCACAGCATCGAATGCAAAGCAAGGGAAAAGCGAAGCAAAGCGCCGCCTCGCAGCGGCAACGAATTGCGAAGCAACGAACAGAAATCGAAAAAGGAGTGGGCAGAAGGAGGATGCAACATGGCGGAAGTGAAGACCTACACCCTGACGCTGGATGCGCAGGAGCTGCATGATCTGATTGAGGCGGCGCTGGTGTGTGAGTGCCAGGCGGCGCAGATCATCGGCGGGCTGAAGCGCAAGGGGATGGACATGGACGCGCAGAAGCTCATTACACAAAACGCCCGTCTGGCGCGGCTCGTCAGGCGGATGCAGGAAGCGAAGGAGAAAGCAACATGAGAACGAATCTTGCAGATCGGCTCGGGTGTGAGCCGGAGGAAACGACTGAGGAACGCCGGGAACGGCTGCGGGAGGAATTGGAGGCCCGCAAGGCAACACTGCGGATCGTCAAGGGCCTGTGCCTTTGGACGAGCGGCGCGGCGATGATCCTGTCGGCGGTGGCCGGGATGGCAGGAATGACTTATGAATGCGCTGTGACTGGCTTCGTCGCGCTCGTAGCGCTGCTGTATGGGCTGGCATAAAGAAATGACCCCTGCCGCGCGGCAACGCGACAGAGGCCGAAAGGAAACTTAAGACGCCTTTATTATAGGGCAGAAAGGGAACTATGTCAAGTTTAACGGATTCCCGCGTTCGACATGGTGCGAAAGCCTGCGTAGACGCGGTACATCGGGCCGACTACCCGAAGTTTAACAAATGCCTGCTTTCTCAGTGCGAAGCGCCGGAGAAATACGGCGTGCAGCTTGTTCCGGAGGCAGCTGCGGCGATCAAGGCGCTGGACGCGCCCAAGAACCGCGCAGATCGCCGGAAGAAGACGAACCGGTATTACTTCCGCCTGACGGACGATCAGGCTAAGAAGCTGGACAGGCTTCTGAAAAAGCTGGGCTATTCCACGGTTCAGAGCTTCTGTGAAGCGCTGATCCGCCAGGAGGTGAGCCGGAATGGCGTATGATGGCGAAAATCTGTACTTGAGCATTCCGGAGCCGGAGTATGAGCCGGACGAGCCGGAGGACGAAGATCGCTATTTATTCCCGCCGCTGTGGCTGGTTGGAAAGATGAAACAGGAGGATCAACATGAAAGTTTATAAAGGCACGAATAAGGATATGAAGTGCCGCGGGTTTCAATACAAACTCGGCGAAACCGCCGTTTTTGATGGAGAGCCGCATCTTTGCAAGGCTGGCCTGCACGCGTGCGAACAACCGATTGATGTGCTGAACCACTACACACCGAATGAAAGCCGGTACTTTGAGGCAGAGGCAGAAGAGGTATCTGCCGAACGTGAATCATCGGATAGCAAGATTGTTGCGAAGAAAATGACACTGAAAGCCGAGATTGGCGTTCCTGGCCTCGTGAAAGCGCAGATCGAATATGTCAAGAGCCAAATCGGATTTGACGACGCGATCAAGCGCGCAAACGCCGAAAAAGAGAATCATGCCACAGGCAATCTGGGCGCAGCCTCCGCCACAGGCTATCTGGGCGCAGCCTCCGCCACAGGCGATCGGGGCGCAGCCTCCGCCACAGGCAATCTGGGCGCAGCCTCCGCCACAGGCAATCGGGGCG